AGAACGGCCTAGGCCCGGTCACGGTCCTCGGGATCACGGTGGAACCGGGCCCCATGGACCCAGCAGCAGCCCAGGGCATCACGGAGGACGAGTACCTGGAGCGACTGTACGCTCAGGCCCCGAAGATACTCGCCCTCGCGGAGAAGCTCGGCCCCATCCTCGCCCGCATCGGCGGCAAGAAATGAGGCGCCGCTACGAGCTGCACGCATGGCTCACCGGCACGTACCGGGCCATCGGGGTAGCGGACAAGTTCTGGACCCGCGCCGGCGCCCAACGCGCAGCAGACCACCTCACCAAGGTGTGCGGCGGAGATTTCGAGTACACCATCTGGGATACCAAAACAGGCAGGACCATCACGGCATGACCACCACCGACTACGTCACCTACAGGATCCTCACCCCGGCGGAGGCCGGCACCCTGGTAGGGACCAAGGTAGGGGACATCCTCCCGAACATCCCCAGCCCGGAAGAGGCCGGCGACATCGTCCGGATCATCGACGGCGACACCCAAACCATTATCGGGCTCATCACGAAACTCGACCCATGGTGGACCACAGCACTCCGCCAGGCAGCCACAACAGTGGAGATGGACACCGTCGCCCGCATCCGGGGCGGCATGGGCGGAGGCGGGAAGACGTTCGGGTGGCAACCGAAGCGGGTAGCGAACGGACGCGAGTCCTGCCGCGCGGCCGGATCCAGCACCCAATTCCCGGCACAACACCAGACCCTCACCGGCCTCGCCGCCCACCTCAGCAGCACGTTCGACGAGCTACTCCCGGACCGGGCAGCAGCAGACCGCGAAGTCCTGAACCAGATCCTCCCCGAGTGGAAGATGGAAGACGACGCACTCTGGACGAGCGGAGTCATCAACAAAACCGCCACCCTCCCGTACCACCGCGACGGCATGAACTTCCCGACATGGTCAGCCATGCCCACACTCCGGTACCGGATGGACGGCGGACACCTCCACCTCCCCGAATACGACATAGCGTTCCCGTGCAGGGACGGCGAGGTGAGCTGGTTCTGCGGGAAAGACCTCGTCCACGGCGTCACCCCCATGGCGAGCCGCGCCGGCGCCCGCATGGAACCGTACCGGTTCAGCATCGTCTACTACGCCATGTCCGGGATGAAAGACTGCCGCACATATGCGGAGGAGACCACGAGCAGCGCGGAACGCCGCACAGCCCGTGAACGAAAGATCGCAGCCGAAGCCACAGCAAAATTCAGGAGCACCGAAGCATGAGCACCCCCAAGAACGTCTACGAAGCATTCACCCAGGAAGTCGACGCCCTCACCATCACCGCTGACATGCCCGCCGTGGCCGTCGTCGGCATCATGACCCGGGCAGCCAAACGCGCGCAGCTCGTCATGGACGAGGAGCTCGCCCCAATCGGGCAGCGCGGAAACACCGGGTACACCGAATGAGCACCGACGGCAGCGCTCAGCCGGGCCCGTACCAGGTACCACCCACACAACCCACCGAGCCCAACAAAGCAGACCGGGGCGGCCACGTCGACGCAGTCATAACGACGATCACTGTCCGCAAATAGCACACCCAAGCTACAACCCGGAGGAGATAGCACACATGGACCACAAACAGCGCGAGGGCGACTACCGCTACCAGTGCCGGTACTGCAACAAGTCATTCGTCGTCGCCACAATGACCACACACCACGAGAACAACGCCCAATGCCCGGAGGCCCAGCAAGCCGCCTACGAGGCCGGTAATGGCTGAGGCCATGTGGGGCAGGGCCGGCGCCTACGAGGGCTGGTTCGCCCCACCCCAACTCGGCACCCGCCGACCAGCCAAGAGGCCGGGCTGCGCCTGCCCACCCACCCCGTACAACCCGACCAGGCAACCGGAAACCAACCCAGACTGCCCCACACACGGAGACCGCAAGAGATGACCTACGACGCTATCTGCATCCCCACCTACGGGCGCGGCAACACCATAGGCACAGACACGCTCAACACCCTCGCCACCATGGGAACAGACATGAGCAAAGTCCACGTCTACATCGGATCAGACATGACCGAATACGCGGACGCCATGGACTTCCACAACACGGTCAACTGGGGACCAGCACCCAAAGGCTACGGGCCCGCACAAAACCACATCAGAACCCAACACCCCGCCGGCGCCCGAATCATCATTATGGACGACGACGTACTCGCGATCCGCCGGCTCACCACGGACGGCAAACACCTCGAAGACATCGACGCCCAAGGATGGGACACACTCACCACGGAAGCGTTCCAGACACTCCAGACGGAACGCATCACCCTATGGGGACTCACAACAACTACGAACCCTTTCTACATGAGCGACGCATGGAAGGTCGGCCTATACATGGTCCACGGCCCCACATTCGGGTACATCAACACACCCGCCATACCAGGGCTACGGGAGGCCAGCAAACAGGACTGGGAAACCACTGCGAACCACTTCACGCACGCCGGCGCCGTACTCCGAATAAACAACCACGCAATAGTCACGAAACCAATGCGGACCAACCCCGGAGGACAGGTCACGGCGCAAGCAGAATCACGACTCGCGCAGGAACGTGAAGCAAGCCGCAACCTCCTCAACAGATTCCCGGCACTACTCAGGAACAAAAGCAACGGCGCAAGCCCCGAAGACGACCTACGATTCGTGCCCAACAGGAGAACCAAGTGAGAATTGCGATTCCCAGCTACAGGCGGGCAGACACGCTCGCGACCAAAACAATCCCGCTTCTCCTGGACCGGGGCGTGGACCCCGCCATCATCGACGTCTTCATATCGGACCCCGGGGAGCTCCCCGCATACCGCCAGGCACTACAGGGTACGGGCGTGAACCTTCACCCCGGAGCAATCGGCATGCGAGACAACCGCTCAGTCATGGCACGCCACTACCCCAAAGGGGAGAACGTTGTCGCGATCGACGACGACCTCACGGACATCATCGAGGCCGTCGACGCCAAGACCAGCCGGCCGCTGCAGGGCCTCACCGGATTCTTCGAACAAGCATTCGAGCATGCCCGCCGGAACGGCTGCACCCTATGGGGCATCTACCCGGTAGCCAACCCCTATTTCATGAAACCGAAGATCACCACGGGCCTGACCTACATCGTGGGCTGCCTGTACGGATGGGTGACAGACCCGGACGCAGACTGGCACCACACACACCTCGACGACAAAGAGGACTTTGAGCGGTCGATCAGGTTCTACGAGCGAGACGGCGCAGTCCTCCGCATCGGATGGGTAGCACCCGTCACCCGCTATTACAAAGAGCCCGGCGGCATGCAGGTGGAGCGCACAGAGCAACGCATCAATGAGTCGGTGCAGTGGCTCCTCGACAACTACGGCCAGTTCTGCACGGTCAACACACGGAAGAGCAGCGGGCCGGCGGAGGTCAAGCTGAGGGACCGCCGGCGCGTGGACTGAGCACCAGGGCAGGCACGGAGTAATGTCAAGCACGAGAGCCGCCGGCGCGGCGCACAAGGGGATTAGGGATGCCATCTAAAAGAAACACTTCACAACCGGAGAAGACCCCGGCCACCCCGGCACGCGCGAAACCGCCCGTCCGCCGGCGCACCGACCCCGACAAGGCACCCCGCAAAGCGAACGTGGGGAAAGAGACCAAGCTCAGCCTCACCCGAATGAACGCGATCGTGAACCTTGTCTCCGGCGGTAACTACATCAAAACCGCCTGCGCGTTCTCCGGCATCGGGGAGAACACGTTCCACCGCTGGCGTATGCGCGGTGAGCTGGAGATGGACCGCCTCGACAGCACGGGCAAGAACGCGGACCTCATCCTGGAGCAGTTCGAGGGGAAGGACCACACGGAGACCGACGCGCTCGGCAACCCGGCGGAGAAGGCCAGCGGCGAGTACATGTGGCGGCACCGGCCGGCAGGCTTCCTCGCGGCGGAATGGCCGTACGTGGTGTTCGCGCACCAGATCAAACGCGCCAGCGCGGCGGCGGAGATCAGGGCCGTCCACAACATCCAGACAGCGGGCAAGACGCAGTGGCAGGCCCAGGCGTGGTGGCTGGAACGCACCCGCCCAGGCGACTACGGCCGCAGGGACCGGCTAGGGCTGGAAGGCACCACCGGGGAGCCTATCCGCACGGAGAGCAAGCACGAGACCGTGGTCACGGTGGACGCGCTGAGCGAGGCACTGGAGCGGGCGCTCGGTGGCTCTTAGCATCAACCAGTACATCGACCGGCTCGCCGCCATGCCAGACGCGCAGCGGCGCCGCACCATCGGCAAACTGTCGCAGGCGGAACGGAAGGAACTACTCCGGCATATCCAGTTCCGGCACGACAACAAGTGGCTGCAATACCTTGGGGACCCGGTACGTTTCGTCGAGGAGGGGCTCGGGGAGACCCTGTGGAGCAAGCAGAAGGAAGTCCTGCAGTCCGTCGCGGACAACAAGAGGACCGCGGTACCGGCATGCCACGCCCCGGGCAAGACACACCTCGCCGCGAGGCTCGCAGCCTATTGGATCGCCGTCCACCCACCAGGGACAGCGCTTGTCGTGACCACGGCAACGAACTTCCGGCAGGTCAAGTCCCTCCTATGGCCGCACATCCGCCGTATCCAGATGACCCACGAGCTCATGGGCACCACATCAGCGACGGCATGGACGTTCGGGCCCGACGAGCTCGCCGTCGGTGTGAAACCCCCGGATGATGCTGAGGCCGGCATCTCGGGCTACCACAAACCGCACCTCCTCATAATCGTGGACGAGGGCGGCGGCATCAAGAAGACCTTCGGTGACAGCATCGAAGCCCTCATGACAGGTGTTGATACGCGCCTCCTTGTCCTCGGGAACCCGCCAGTCGACGGGGAGAAGGGCGAGTGGTTCGAGAAGATCTGCACGAGCCCGCTCTACAACACGGTCCCCATCCCGTACGACGCCACACCAGCGTTCACGGGCGAATACAGCGGGCAGTGCAAGACCTGCCCGCCGGAGGTCGACCCGCACGAGGTTGTCCAACACCTGATTGATGAGGTGTGGGTAGAGAACCTCCGCTCCGAGTTCGGGGAGGACAGCGCATGGTTCCAGGCACGGGCGCTCGCACGATTCGTGAAGGACGGCTCCAACAAGACGCTCCCGGCCGGCTGGCTATCGGACGCCATGGAACCCCCGGAAGAGGGCCACGAGCCCGCACCCGGCCGCATCAAGCTCGGTTGTGACATCGCAGCAGACGGTGGGGACGAGTTCGCCATTGCCAGGCTGGACGGCTGGGCGGCCAAGATCGTGCACAGCAGCCGCGGCGCCGAGAACGAGAACGCACCACACGTCGCCGGCGTCATCCTCCACCACATCAGGGAGGCGGAGAAGGACCACGAGGCCCGGGGCATCACGCAGCCGGTACAGGTGAAGATTGACGCCATCGGTGTGGGCTGGGGCGTGGCCGGCATCCTCCAGCAGTGGGAGGAGGAGCACAAGTTCAAGGCCCACATCGTGGCCGTCAACGTGGCGGAGAAGGCCCGCGACTCGACCAAGTTCTATAACCAGCGGGCGGAGATGTGGTGGACGCTGAGGGAGCTCATCCAGCCCAACGCGCTGAATAAGGTGCCGGTCTATTTGGAGATCGACACTAAGGAGATGGCACAGCTCAACACCCCGACGTACGGGAGTGACAGTACGGCCAGGATCCTGATTGAGAAGAAAGCCGACATGAAGAAGCGCGGGAAGCGCAGCCCGGACCGGGCGGAGGCGATGCTCCTCGCATACTATGAGCCGCCAGGATCAGAGTCGGTGACGCTCGGGGTGGTGGAGGTGGGGCAGTCGGACCCGTGGAGCACGATCTAGGGCCGGGCGCACACACACCCCGAAACCTAGGTTATGATCTATCCATGAGCGAAATGGACGAGCACCGAAAGTTCGAGAAGATCAAGGCCGGCTGGCCCCAGATGGACAACCTCCCACACCAGTGCGAGGCGTGGCAGATGATGGACTCAGCCAAAGGCGGCAAATACTGCGGCGCCTGCGGAAAGCACGACGGAGAGCATCCCACCATCACACTCACCCTGACACGGGAAGAGGCGGCAGTCATCGAGAACGCGCTAGGCGAGTGGGCAGAGGAGTACGCCACCACGGAACAGGCAGCGACCGCGCACCAGATACGCGGACGGCTCCAATAGTGCCAGCAAGCACAACGTTCCGACACAAAGGCGGAGGCGCCCGCATCAGCGTGAACCTCACACCAGAGGGGCTCAAAGCGCTGGAATACCTCACAACCCACGGCCACGAGGCTAAGGGAGCAATCAATCAGGCGATCATCGCCGCAGCAAGGGAGAGCTGGGAAGAGAATGAACGACAAGCCAGAGAAGACGCTCGCTGAGTTCCAGAAGGACGAAGCGTTGAAGCACCGGGTCAGCACACGGCAGCAGGCCAGGACCGCACTCGCGGAGATCGGCACCAAATGGGTCAGCGAAGCCCCGGTAGCCTACCAGGCAGACTCGGCGGTCCCGCTCCTTGTGGCGGAGCTGCAGATCAGGGCCCTACTGGAGCTGGGCTGGACCCCGCCGGCATACAAGACGGCGGAGGAGCGGGAGCAGCCCCACAGCCGGGTACCGGACCATGACGGCGACCCCGTGTGCGTATGCGGCTGGCGCCCGAACGCGAATAGCCTTTGGAGCGCGCTCGAAGCGCTCACGGCACACATCAAGGCGGCGACGGCATGAGCCGGTCAACATACCGTGTCACGGTCGAGGTCACGGCCGAGGACGCCCCGGAGGACTACCGGAACAGCACCCTCGCGGACGAGCTCCAGGACATCGTTTTCAACGACTTCCCGGAGGCGACAGAGCTGAACATCGTTGTCATACAGGTAACAGGAACGGACGGGGCAGCATGAGCTTCACAATTAGCGGGAAGATCACCAACGACGCCGACGGCTCAGTGACCGAGTTCCTCCTCAGCCCGGACCATGGGAGCTACATGCAGTGGGGCGGCACACGGGAGCAGCTCGCGGCCAGGTGCGACTACCTGGAGGCCATGGTCGACGGGCTCGCCGCCGGCACGGGCTACTTCGGGCAGGCAGAAGACGAAGAGGAGGAGGACCAGTGAGCGACATGGACGGCAACCCGCACGCAGCCCAGGCGACCAGTCGGCTCCGCAACGGCACACACACGGAGGTGGCCCGCGCAGCCGTCGAGGCGACCCTCGCACTCGCCTACGAGCAGCGCACAGCCAACCTCCTCGCGTTAGCGGCGATGAGCATCGCCGCAGGGCACCCCATCAGCAAGCAGATAGCAGAAGACATGGACGCCCGCCTCGGGCTCCGCAAGGGAGGAACCAAGTGAGCAGCAGCATCGAGTGGGGAAGCGCGGGACACTGCGCCACATACGTACTCGGCAATGAGGAGGAGGCCGGCGACCGCCAGACACCCCGGGACGACGGCGAAGAGGCAGACCCGGGCAAGATCGGGCTCATGTTCGACGCCGGCGGAGACGGCTACTGCCTCACCGGCAGCAAAGAGGCAATCATCAAGACACTCACGGACGCCATCACAGCGGTGGCGCTCTACCAGGCAGAGGACTAAACACATGACCGACTTCCGCAACGCCAACGTCGCACTCAAAGCCACCGGGAAGACCAGCGCCAGCCCCGGCGCATGGCCGATCACGTTCCCGTCACCCCCGCCAGCCATGAAAGGGCTATGCAACGGGATGAAGACTCAGACGGACATCGACCACCTCAACACCATCAACCCGGACTGGTTCTACACCTACTCGAACACGATGAACCTCGCCACAACGCAGAATATGCCGTGGCAAGGGCAGAGGTTCGTACCCATGATGTGGTCGGACAACCCCACCAGGGTTGCCCAGATCCCGGCCGTCATCGCAGCACCGGACACCCCGGACCACATCCTCGGATTCAATGAGCCCGACAGCAGCAGCCAGGCGAACATGACCGTGGACGAGGCGCTCACGCTGTGGCCGCAACTGGAGGCGATGGGGCTCCGGCTTGGCTCCCCCGCATGCACAGGCACCCGCACCCAATGGTTCGCTGACTTCATGGCAGGCGTCGCCGCGCAGGGACGCCGGGTGGACTTCATCGCATGCCACATCTACCAGCAGCCGTCGGTGAGCACGTTCCTTGGGAAGATTGACGAGCTGTGGAACCTGTACCAGCGCCCGGTGTGGGTGACAGAGTTCGCGGTGTACGACTTCAACGCGAGCAGCACGGTCCCGAACGCATACACGCGGGCCCAAGTGAATACGTTCATGCAGGCGGTCATCCCGGAGATGAGGAAGCGCCCGTGGCTGGAGCGTTTCGCATGGCACGGCCGCACCATCAGTGACCCGGTGGGTGGGATCTCATCGCTCTACAATGATGACGGCACCCTCACGTCCACGGGCATCATCTACCGGGACATCTAGGAGCAGACAGCAATGGACTTGAACCCCAGAGACACCCTCGCCCAAGTAGCGGCCATGTACGGGTACGACCCGACCACCGTCGCCAGCATCAACCTCAGCCAGGATGAGGCGATCATCCGGTTCCGGCTCGCGGGCGCCACGGCCGGAGAGTTCACCATCGTGGAGCGTGGTTTCCTGATGACGGACAACACCCGGGCCCAGCTCGACGGGATGGCCCAGGCTTACGGGTATGACCCGGCAGCGGTTGTCGGGGTGAAGATTGATCAGCATGAGTCGCAGATCAGGTACCGGGTGACGCAGCAGGACGGGCTGAGCTTGTCGGTGCAGGCGGACACGTTCGGGATTCCGGAGCCGTCACCGGTGCCGGGCATCGCGGCGACGGACACGGGAGTAGCGCCGGGATGATGGAGAGCGCTGCCTGCTTGTCGGGCGGCCATCGGGGCTGCACCGGGCGCGAGTATCACGGGTACCGGTGCTGGTGCGCCTGCCATGAGGAGCAGGCACAAGACAGCCCGCGTGAGGGGGACTGGGGCGGCGGAGATCGTGACCAGCGAGAGCCGAGGCAACGCGATGGGGTAACCGCGCATGGACTGAACCCGGGCTCCACCCCAAGCCCCGCACGCGGGCGCACACCCCACCCGAAACCAAGGTTATGATTATCGGGAACCAATCAGCACAACCAAAAGGGAGATAACCAGCATGGCTGGAGAGACAACCATCACCGTCATCGGCAACCTGACCGCCGACCCCGAGCTCCGGTTCACGCCGAGCGGCTCGGCTGTGGCAAACTTTACCCTTGCGAGCACGCCGCGCACGTTCAACCGGCAGAGCAACGAGTGGGAAGACGGGGAGACCCTGTTCCTCCGGGCCTCGGTTTGGCGTGAGGCAGCGGAAAACGTCGCGGAGACCCTTGTGAAGGGTATGCGCGTGATCGCACAGGGACGGCTCAAGTCACGATCCTACGAGACGAAAGAGGGCGAGAAGCGTACCGTCATCGAGTTGGAAGTCGACGAGATCGGGCCGTCCCTCCGTTACGCGCAGGCCAAGGTCACGCGGGTGCAGGGCAAGGGCCAGCAGGGGCAGGGTGGGCAGCAGCAGGACCAGTGGAACGGTGGCGGCCAGCAGGCGGGCGCGGGGCAGTGGGGCGGCCAGCAGGCAGCAGGCGGCCAGTGGGGCGGCGGCGGAGGTTTCGGCGGGCAGCAGCCCGTGCAGCAGCAGCAGGCCGGCAACTGGAACCAGACCGCGGCGCAGCAACAGGTAGCAGCTCAGGCGCAGGGCCAGTGGGGCGGGCAGCCGCAGGGCCAGGGACAGCCGCAGACGGCCCCGGCGCAGCAGTACGCGCAGGCAGCAGCGACAGGCCCGCAGCCGGGCGCACAGCAGTACGCGCAGCAGCCGGCAGGCCAGGTAGACCCGGCGCAAGCTGCGCGCGGCCAGGACCCGTGGGCCACCCCGGGCGTCAGCAACGGCGGCGGATGGGGCAACGGCCCCGACTCCGAACCCCCGTTCTAAACCATCACCGCTGCCCGGGGCACCACGCCCCGGGCAGCACCACCACCACGTTAGGGAGAACACTGTGAAACGGATCGAAACAGAACAACAGATGCAGGAGCTCCTCACCGAATCAGACGATTCCACCCTCATCCTCCGGGACAGTGGAGGATACGTCTGGGTCAGCAGCGGATACACGCGGAGCGGGGTCCACCTGACGTTGACGCCGGGCCCGCACGACGTCGGCACAGCATTGAGCCTCCGGCCGGGGAAGCGGCTGCAGGCATACGGCCCGTTCACGGTCGTGTTCGACAGCAGGGACCAAACCGACGAGGGAGACGACAAGTGAGCGGCGGAAGCTACGACTACCTGTGTGACATGACCGCGCACGGGATCATGAACAACACCTACCAGCTCCAGCAGATGACCAACTCGCTCCGGGCCTACGGGCACGAGGCGGAAGCGCGGGAGACCGAGAAGCTCATCAGCATCGTGAACCGGGTGAGCGATAACCTGGCGGCCAGGATCAGGGATCTCGCCCCGGTGTGGAAGGCGGTCGAATGGTACGCCTCGGGCGATTGGGGTTTCGAGACGATCAAGCAGGTAGTCGAGGAGCACCGGGCCAAACACCCCGAGTGCAGCGAGGTGCCAGGACTTCCGTTGCATGACTGGGACCCCGGGGCACGGTACGGGGAGCCGGTCAAGATGAGAGCGAACTGCCAAGGGGAATGGAAGCCAGCGCACCAGGCACCGCCGGCACGGCCGCTCACCATGGCCGCCGAAAGCAACCAGGAGGACAGCCCGGAAGAATACGCGACCGCCTACGACCACGATGAGCTGGAGTGGGTCCACTGGGCCACCGGGGAGGCGCTCCGGATCCAGGCGGAACGGACCGCTGCCAAAGTGGATCAGGTCAAGGCCCGCCGGGCGGCGCTCATGGAGCTGTTCGCCGGCGGCCCCATGGAACACCCCGTACCGGCAATGGTCCACAAGGCAATTGACTACATCATCGAGCAGGAGACCAAAGCGTGAGCGCGGAGCTGCGGTGCGATCAGTGCGAGGCGACGGCGGACGCCGCCCAGCCGGCCATCCTGCACGTCCAGGAGAACCCGGGCCACCGGATGCACGGCGAGGGCTACGGCGGTACTGTGACGATCCAGGCAGAAGAACCAGACGAGGAGGACGACGAGTGAAGCGTTTCCGGGCATGGCTCAAATACTGGTTCGGTAAGAACGACGACGGGCAATTCATCTAACCCACGGCAACACCACGGCGGCGCGTCCTCACACCTTGAGGGCGTGCCGTCGTAGCATCACCATATGAGCGAAGGACCAGCAGAGCAGTACGCCGACAGCACGAGAATGCCGGAGGTGGAGCTGCACTACGAATGCACGCGCGGCACAGCGCAGTGCAGAGAAGACGCGAAGTACCTTGTACGGGCGCACACGTGCTCGACGAAACGCACCGGGGAGGGCGGGCTGTTCGCGGCCTGCCAGAAACACATAGACGAATGGCAGGCGCTCGAGTACCCGGTGCGGTGCGCGAATCCGAAGTGCCGCCATGCTTTCAACGGTCCGTTGGACATCATCTGGGAGGTACACGAGCTATGAGCGGTACGGAGACGGCACTACTGATTTGCGGGTATGTGTGGCTGACGGTTGTCATGGTCAGCCATGCGTGGGCGCATAGGGGCAACAAGTGAGGCGGGCGCTGGCGGCGGCAGCGATCGCCGCGGCAATGGGCCTGACGGGCTGCGGCGCACCAGGGCAGCAGCAGGGGTGCCCGCAGAGCCAGGGCGGACCGGTGGAGGGCCCCAGCGTGGCGCTGGCGGACTTCCCGGCCAAGGGTGGGGGAGGCGGAGGCCACGGCGGAGGCGGGCACAGCAGCGGCGGGCACAGCAGCGGCGGCCACGCGGCCGAGGGCAGCAGCAGCGGCGGCCGGGGCAGCATCGCCGGCCGGCCGACGGTCCGGGGCGGGTACAGTGCCGCGGGGAGCAGCACCAGCAGCCGGCCACCGACCGGCGTCTACCGAAGCAACACCTTCCCGTACTTCATCTACGGCAACGGGGCAAGGGGCGGCCAGGAGCAGTGCCCGTGATGGAGTGCTCTTGCATCCACACGGCGGAGGGGTGGATCAGGGACCCGGGCTGCCGGGCGGTCGATCATCGCCGGCAGGACACGGGCTGGGGGAAACACCACCACCCGCCGAAACCTAGGTTATGATCTGTTTATGAGCGCACACCACACACCCTGCAAAAAGATCCACCTCACCGAACGCGGCCAGGCCGTCAGCGACGCACTCGCCGGCATCCTCGCCCTCATCATCATCCCCGCAGCCGTCATGACCATCGGCCTGATCCTGCGATGAGCGACGACGAGACCCAGACAGTCCCGGCAATCACACTCCGGCGCGGGGACCACATCCACCAGACCCGGGAAAACGGCCGCACCCCAGCGGGCACCGCCACGGTACTGGGGGTCTGGATAGACGATGACGGGATCACCGTCAACACATGGACGGGCGACCACCACTACAGCAGCAGCGAGCCCGTCACCATCGACAAGAGGGAACCATGACCGAGACACCACAGGACCGCATAGAGGCGTTCCTCAACGCCATCCCGGGCGACGAGCCCAACGTCACCGAGTTCTACGGCGACGACGACGCCACGCACACACTCAGCCGCGCCGACCTCCGGGAGATCCTCCGGGCGAACCGCAGCCTCGCGAACCAGGTACTCCGGGCCGGGGACACCATCCTCGCCGGAGCGCAGGAAATCCAGCGCGCCACACTCCGGGCAGCAGCCGCAGAGATGGAGTCTGGCTGGGTGAGTGGCTGGCTACTGGAACGCGCTGACAACATCGGCACCCAAGGTTTCGGAGGAGACCCAACACCATAGGTGCGGAGCCCGGCGTGCCGGGTGCAAGGCAGAGTGTCCCCGGCGAGTAGCATCAAGCTATGGCCGGGGACATTCTTGTGAGTACGACACCGCTGCAGGCAGCAGCGGTCAGCATGCACGAGGCTTTCACCGAGCTATGCAGGGCAGGATTCACGGAGCGCCAGGCGCTCATCTACCTAGCGGAGAGCACGAGGAAACCCAGTGGCGCGTAATCGAGGCACCCGAGCAGCGGGTACCGCACCAGCCGGCGGCGACGGCGGCATGGGCGAGGTCGGGCGCTCCGGCCTACTCATCAGCAACGGCATCGTCCTTGAAGAGTTCCTACCGGCACTCCGGGGAGCGACCGGCCGGCGCCTCCTCCGGGAGATGGCCGACAACGACCCGATCATTGGCGGGCTCACCATGGCCGCTGTACGGTCCATCGGGCGCCTCGACTGGCACATTGAGAAGGACGAGGACGAAGAGACGGACCAGGCCGCCACGGACGCCGCCGAGTTCATCCAAGAGGCACTCGACGACATGAGCGAGGACTGGCCCAGCACGCTCCACAACATCATGTCCTGCCACACCTACGGCTGGTCCTTCCTCGAAATCGTGTACAAGCGCCGCAACGGGCAGTCGGACAAGCCGGGGCAGAACAGCAACCACGACGACGGCCGCATTGGCTGGCGCAAATGGGCGCCGCGCTCCCAGGAGACGCTCCTCCGCTGGATCACGGACGAGGCCGGCGGCGTACAGGGCATGGGGCAGCAGACCATTGACGGGTACTTTGAGATCCCGATCGAGAAGGCCCTCCTGTTCCGGACGACGACGGAGCGGAACAACCCCGAAGGCCGCTCCATGCTGCGGAACGCGTACCGGCCGTGGTTCTTCAAGAAGCGCATCGAGGAGATCGAGGCCATCGGCATTGAGCGGGACCTCGCCGGCCTGCCCGTGGTGAAGATGGCGCCGAAATACTTCTCCCCGAACGCGAGCACTGACGAGAAAATGCTCATGATGCAGATGCAGCAGATGGTGCAGAACATCAAACGCAACCAGACCGAGGGGCTCGTCTTCCCGCTCGCGTTCGACGACAAGGGCAACAAGATCATTGATCTGGAGCTCCTCAGCACCGGCGGCACACGCAACTTCGACACGGACAAAATCATTGCCCGCTACAACCAGCAAATCGCCATGTCCGTACTCGCGGACTTCATGCTCCTCGGGCACGAAAACGTCGGATCCCACAGCCTCGGGGTATCCAAGATTGAGCTATGGATGATGACCATTGAGGCGATCGCGGAGAGCATCGCCCAGGTCATCAACACGCACGCCATCCCCAGGCTCCTCAAGCTGAACGGCATGGTCACGGACAAGCTCCCGAAGCTCGTTTACGGATCCATCGAGAACGTGAACCTCGGGGAGCTGGGGATATTCCTCAAGCAGGCCGCAGACGCGGGCCTCCTCATCCCGGACCTCGGGCTCGAGGAGTACATCCGCAATGTCGCGGACCTGCCGCCGGTGGACGCATCGGAGCGCGAGGACATGTACGGGGTGGACTACAACCCGTACGGGAAGCAGACCGTACCGCCGGCACTCATCCCCGAAGGCGACCCGCTGGTGCTCACGGCGGAGACCGGAGAGAAGACCGCAGCCACAGCCGCGGCAGCAGCCAAGAAACCAGGCGGCACGCTCCCGCCGGCACCGGCCGGGGACGGAATCCCCGACGACGCAGCCAAGGGCACCACCGGCGCCACGGGACGGAAGAAGGCGCCCGGTGCTCCGGTTCAGCAGGGCAAGTAAGCCGGGACCGGCACCCCGCCGACAGACCATAGCGAAAGCCTCCCTGAACGTGCCCGGCCAGGACGACGCCGAGCGGGCGGTCGGGCAGATCATCAACCAGAGCTTTCCGCTCCTCGACGCGAGCATGTACTCCGACGTCGCGCAGCGCATGATTGCGGCCAGGAGCACAGACGGGCTCATCAATGCCATGCCGTGGCAGGACTTCATCCAGTCCCTCGGGGCGGCAACGAAACCGCTGGAGGACGCGGTCCGGGCAGCATCGCATATGGAGATGGGCGCGATTGGCTCAGTCCAGGCCGGGATGAGGCTGGACGCCATTGACGCGATCAGCCGCAAGTACGCCCAGGAGCAGGGCAGCAAGCTCATTGTGAACATCACAGAGTCGCAGCGGGCAACGGTACGGCAGATCGCCGGCCGGGCCCTCAACGGGGAGTACACGGTGGATCAGGCAGCCCGGCAAATCCGGGAGGGCATCGGCCTGCACCCGCGGTGGGCGACGGCGGTCGAGAACTACCGCGCCAGGCTGGAGGCGAGCCCGAAGCCTACCGGGATCAGCGCGTCACGGCACATGGACCAGATAGACCGGTCGGTCACACGGTACCGGGACAGGCTTGTCCGTGCACGCTCCCTGAACATCGCCCGCACGGAAGTCCTGACGGCGGAGAACCTTGGCCGGTACGCATCATGGGCAGACAGCATCGGGCAGGGCTTCAACTCACCCGCGAGCCGCAAGGAATGGTCCCCGGGCCCCGGCGCATGCACGATCTGCCAGGGCCTCGCCGGCGAGATCGTCCCGTGGGATGGTGTGTTCAGCAACGGCGCAATCATGCCACCCGCACACCCAAGCTGCCGCTGCAGCGCGAACCTCCTCCCGCCGGAGTACGCCCAGGACGTTCTCAACCCGCGCACGATCGACTGGACCAACCCGCTCGGGGACCGGGCCGGCGACACCGACTACGCGGCACTGGACCGCGGCTACGAGCTTCTCGACGGGGCAGGCATGGCGACGGACGCAGTAGACGCCGCAGCCACGGAAGAGGACGCCCCGACGGAGGCCGACGACACCACGGCGCTGGAAGACGCTGAGGCGGGCATGGACGACCAGGGCTACCCGGACTACACCGCGCTCCGGGCAGAGGCCGCCATCCCGGCGGAAGCGACCGCAGCAGACACCCTCACATACGAGGCGACCGCGCACCTTTCGGACGAAGAGCTCGCGGCCAAGCTCGCGGACTACGCAGACGACCCCGAAGCCATCGACAAGATCCTCAACATCATGGATCAGCGCGACGCCATCGCCGCACAAGCCGAAGAAGCAGCAGCACGGCAGGCCGCGTTCGAGGCGGCGGACGCCAAGTACCTTGCGGAGCAGGCAGCCGCGAGGGAGGCCGAGAACCAGTTCGTGCAGTGGACACCGGAAGACAACCCGGTAACGGCGCCGACGGCACGGCCCGAGCGGCGCATCACCCCGGACCAGATGGTCGAAGAGGAGTACCAAAACTATGTGATGTCCCAGTACAACAAGGCACTGGACGACACGAACGGCAACCTCCTCAACAAAGAGGGTAGGGCGGCGGCCAAGGACAACTACGACCTGTCCATGAACATCTTCTCCGGCCAGATCACCACCGCGCAGAAATACGCGAGCGAGGAACTTATGCAGTGGTGGCGGGAGAATGGGCGCGAGACCTTGGGCTCGTTCCGGTACAAGATGCTGGGCAGGGCCTCCGACAAGTGGTATGCAGACAACGTCCGTAAGTACGGATTCGAGAGAGGGCAGGCGTTCCGTGACAGAAGCCAGCTATAGCGCCGAGGAGCGCCGGCAAATCTTCGCCTACCAGGAGGAGGGCTACCGGGCCTACCTTGAGGGGAAGCACCCGCGCGACATCCCGTACAAGCACGGTGACCCGGGCAGTGACCCGTGGATCCGTGGATTCAATCAGGCCCGCACAGATAGAGCAATCGAGAACAGGAAAGTAACCCCATGAGCCGTGAGCTGACATACCCCATTGCAAGGGCCCAGGAGATCACCCGGGGCACGGAGCTCGAGGCCATGGTGGCGAAGGCTGCAGACGCCGGCCAGGACGCCGTGCAGTTCCTTCTCACGGACAACGGCGACGGGACGTACGACATCACGGCGTCAGAGCCGGATGGGGTCATGGTGGCATGGATGCTCCCCGACTACGTGGCGGAGCAGGTAGCCATCCCGGGCGGCCAGCCGGCGGAAGACCTACACGTCACGCTCGCCTACCTTGGGGACGCCGCAGCGCTGAGCATCGCGGACCAGCGAAAGCTCATCGGCGTCGTCGGGGAAGTCTGCCTCACCCAGGCCACACTCCGGGGCAGCATCCAGGGGACCGGCACATTCAGCAACGGGGAGGAGACAGACCCGTTCTGGGTCGGGGTGAACATCCCGGGCATCACCGAGCTCCGGCAGGCGCTCGTGACGGCACTGGTCGACGCAGGGATCCAGCCCCAGGGATTCAGCGCCGAACAGACCTACACGCCGCACATCACGGTCGATTACATCCCGGGCGGATCCACCATCCCGCCGCTCGACTTCCAGCCCGTCGACGTATGCGTGGACAAGATCACCGTATGCGTCGGCCCGCACCGGTTCACGCTGGACCTCCAGCAGGACGACGACCAGGACAGTATGGGCCCCATCCGGACGTCGGGGTGGACCCCGCAGGCCATCAACAAGGCCATGGACACCGTGACGGAGGACCGGTACACGCTCGCCCCGTGGTACATCCCGGACCGCCTCGACGCACACGGAGAATGGTCGGACCGGCACGAGCTGCAGAAGAGCTTTTGGGGATACCTTGCGAAGGCAGACAGGGACATCCGCCTCCAGCACAACACGAAGATAGTCGCCGGCCGCTGGGTCGATGGCGTGGTGTGGCCGACAGAGGTCACGACCACACTGCAGAAAGCCGACGGCAGCAACCAGGAGCACACGTTCCCGGCCGGCACACCGTTCCTTGGGGTGCAGTGGGAGCCGTGGGCATGGCAGCTTGTGAAGAAGGGCCTCATCCGCGGGTACAGCATCGGCGGCACGAGCGAGCGCATGTATGTGGATATGCCAGCGGACGGTGCCTAGGATGGCGGCACGCCTCACGGCCAGGGACCTCCAGCTCCGCTCCATCACGGAGCGGGACTGGCAGGCCAAGGTCCAGCAGATCCTCACAGCGTTCGGGTGGATGTGGTACCACGCCCCGGACAACCGGCCGGTGAACGGCAGGGTGCAGGGCATCAAGGCAGGTTTCCCGGACCTTGTCGCGGTCCGGGGCGGCCGGCTCCTCTTCATCGAGCTCAAGAAGCAGACAGGCAAGACAACCCCGGACCAGGACCGCTGGCTCGCTGCAGCCGCAGCAGCCGGCGCAGAGGCCCACATATGGCGGCCAGGGGATAGCGCCCGCGTGTCCGAGGTGCTGAGACAGGAGTTCAAGGCCTAGCATCGGGAGAAACACACCCCGAGGAGAGCCATGGGCCTGAGCATCACAGATCTCGATCAGTACAAGGCGGGCGGCGCCGCAGTGGACCCGTCCTACCCGGTAGGGATGAGGACCTTCTACAGCCCGCACGACGACGTCCACGGGGCACTGAAAGCCCTTGTCGGGGCGGCCACCAAATCACTCGTTGTGGCGATGTACGGGTACGACGACGACGAGCTCGCGGAAATGATCGCGCACCTCATCGACAACCCGGCGATCTACGTACAGATCACGCTCGACAAGTCGCAGGCCGGCGGCATCCACGAGCGGGCGCTCCTGGAGAAGTACAAGCACGAGATGGACTCCAACAGTGTCGCAATCGGCACATCGGAGAAGGGCGCCATCATGCATCGGAAGATGGTCATCGTCGACGGGATCTGGCGGCTCAGCGGATCGACGAACTGGAGCGTCGGCGGGGAGACGAAACAGGACAACGAACTGACCGTGGTCAACAGTGCGACAGCATGTGCGGAGGCCCGCCACATCCTCGACATCGAGCACAACAAGGCGCTCAAGCAGACCGTCCGGGCCGGCACAGCATGAGCAGTGGCCTCGGACAGGTTGGGCTCATCCCGGGCTCGAACAACCTTGTCCAGTACCTCATCTGCAAGGTCACGCGATCGCACGTCGCGCACACCATCACGGATATCGGCAACGGGGAGTGCATGAGCGCCGAGCCGGGCGGCGCAAGGATTCGCCGGCTCGAGGACTTCCCGACGGCTGTCTGGTCGAGCTACAACCTCACACCAGCGCAGGCGGAAGCATCCGCAGCATGGGCACGGGCACGCCAGGGCACCCCGTACAACTGGTTCGATGACGCGGTGATCGGGATCGAGGAGGCGTTCGGGGTCCGGCTTCCGGCATGGATCGAAAACGGGGCATGGAACAGCACGACGCTGGAGTGCGCCCAGCTCGCGGACCAGGCACTCGCCGCCGGAGGCTTTCAGGCGTTCGACGACGGCCGCCACCCGAACAGGGTCTACCCAGGATCATTCGAGCACGACTGGATAAGGCGGGGCTGGTACACGGCGGAGTTCTTCGCGAGCTTCCGTATTGGCATCGGGTCACAGGTTCGGCTGCAGCCGGCCAGGCGATAGGAAAGCACCATGACGCAGGTAAACATTCTCATCTCGGGCCCAAGCCAGGCCGGGACCACGGTCCCGGCGGTCGGGATGCTCCGCTTCACGCCGACAAAGACGCACATCGTCGGGACCGCGTTCGTTATGCCGCTGCCTTTCATTGTCACCCTGGACGCGACGGGAGCAGCCACAGTAACGCTGGAGGCGACGACAAGCACCTGGGTTTGGGCGGTAGATACCTATATCAATGGGGTCTCGGGGTATACGAAATATGTGACGGTCCCGGCGACGGGCACGGTGAATTACACGGACCTTGTCGAGGTTGATCTGAGCACGCTCACGCCGACGGCGGCGCCGAGCCCGGCATGGGTGGCGATGGCAAACTCTACGGTCACAACCGGGTCGATTGTAGGCAATGACCTTGTCCTGACGAGGACGGACGGGAGCACCGTCGATGCAGGCAACGTTCGGGGCCCGGCCGGGCCGGCGAACACGCTCACCATGGGGACTGTGACGACGACGCAGGCCGGGACAAGCGCAACGGCCAACATCACCGGGACAGCGCCAGCCCAGACGCTAAACCTCAGCATCCCGCGAGGCTCGGACATCTCATCAGCGGCCGCAATCGCGTTCGCCATCGCACTGTAGGAGCACCCTTGAGCAAGCAAATCATTTTCCGCTACACGTTCAACCCGGCCGCCCGGACCGTCACTTTCACGGACTTCGACACCCCGGTCCGGCTGGAGCGGCTGGCCCTCATTACCCATCTGCCGTCCAATACGATCCTGTTCAACTTCGCGGACCCGGGCCGCTCCGCCACAGCAGCCGGGAACGTCGTCACGCTGGCCTACGACACGACGGCCATGTCCGCCACGGACGCGCTCCGAATCGACTACGACACCGTGTTTGACGATCAGGCCTACGACAAGGTCACGGTGGGGAACGCCAGGACCAAGTTCCGGGACGGCTTCGCCACCCCGCAGACCCAGCCCAGCCCGGCCGTGTGGGACTCCCAGAGCGACAACTCCGGGCACATCATCACGCAGGGCGGAGACTCGTTCGGGGCCTCTTACCTCCGTGTGTCCCTGTCCCCGTTTGTGGATAACTCCGGCGTGACCCTGACCTCCAAAAAGGTCTTCAAGTTCCCCATGCGCGTCGGATTCGGCGTCTCCACCTCCCAGCGCATCGTGGGGCAGGAAGTATTCCTCGGCATGGTCGCCACGGACGGGACCACCGGGGCCATCGACACGATGGCCGCCCAGCCGGACATTGCCCTGACCGGCGCCACCGCGTCCATTACCTCCAACGTCGCTACCTTCACCCTGACCGGCCACGGGCTCAAGGGCGGGGACCGGATCGAGATTGAATTCTGTGTCGACAAGCGCCTGAACGTCGGCCCCGTTACCGTCACCGTCGTGGACGCCAACACCTTCACCGTCCCCTGTACGCTGGCCAACGGCTCGTACAACTCGACCGGCGGCGTCGTCCGCTGGGTGGACCCGCTCCGGCTCGCTAAGAACGGCGCCGGGCTCCTGCTCGAAAACA